ACATTCTTAAAATGTGCTTGACTAGGGCTGGTACTAATCCAATTCATCCTTGGTATGGCTCCTTTATATCTAGAACATTAGTTGGAAATCCAAATCATAACTCTATTTTGGTGCAAATTGGCAAGTCGCAGCTCACCACTGCCCTACAAAATCTTAAAGACCTTCAAGATATTCAGGTAAAATCATATCAAAGAGTTAGTGCAGACGAACAAATTGCAGCTATTTCTGATATATCTATAGTACAGAATCAAATTGATCCTAGAGTATTTGATATTATGATTAAGGCACTTACTAAGGGTTTGAAGCCAATTACTACGGCCTTTTCGCTCTCTACAATATAAATTAACATGAATACTAGAATTTGCAAACAATGTAATAATGAAAAGGATATTTTAGATTTTAGGAGCCAAGTTAAAGGCGATAAAATCAATATAAGCCTTGTTTGTAAAAAATGTGATTATGAAAATGGCAAAGAAAGACATAAGAAATTCAGAGGAACACATCGAGAAGAATTGCGACATATAAATAAAGAATATTACACTACAAATAAGGTCGAAATAAAAGAAAGGCAAAAATATAAAAAGCCTGAATGGGATAGAAAATATTACGAAAAAAATAAGAAAAAGATTCAAAAAAACCAAAATCGTAGGACTAAAGAAAGATATCAAGCTGATCCTAATTTTCGCATACGAAAAACCGTTTCAAAGGCAATTTCTAGAACATTAAAATTAAATAATCACTCTAAAGGAGGTCGTTCTTGTCTCAATTATCTTCCATACACTATGCAAGAATTGAAAGAACATTTAGAAAATCAATTTGAGTCCTGGATGAGTTGGAGTAATTATGGAGTTTATATGGCGAAAAATTGGAACGATAGTGACCCTAATACTTGGACATGGCAAATTGATCATATTGCGCCCCAATCAGATTTATCATATACTTCAATGGAAGATAAAAACTTTAAGATATGTTGGCATTTTAACAATTTAAGGCCATTAAGCTCCAAACAAAATTATCTTGATGGAATAAATAGAACTAGACATATTAATGGGGGTGCCTAATGGTAAGCATAAGGTCGGTAAATGAGATAATAACTAGTTTGGTCGATTTTTTTAAGCTTGCTCAACCTGACTTAGATACAAAGCCAGGCACAGTTGCTCGTGATTTATTTATAGAGGGCATCGCTAGCCCATTGTCTTTGCTATATGATGAGCTGGGCGGTATAGCAAATAAATCGTCACTAAGGCTTGTATTAGGCTCTGATTTGGATAAATTAGCTAAAAACTTTGGCGTGGTTAGAAAGCAAGCAACACCAGCTTCTGGTGCTGTCATTTTAACTTTTGCATCTATTAATGCTCCAATTCCAATTAACAGTGGCTCAATAGTAACTGCTAATAATGGCTTCTCATTTGCAATTACTACTGGAACCTCTATTACTCCAGCAGCCATTAATTTCTATCGTGCAGTTGCATCTAAGTATAGAGATCAATTAGATTTTGCTGGAATTAGCGATACGCTTGCAGTTCAAGTTACCGCCACAGCCACATCTGCTGGCTCAACTGGCAACATTGGAACCTATTCATTATCAAGAGTTAGTATTGCTGGCGTTAGCAATGTAACCAATGTTAATCCGTTTAATGGTGGTACTGACCAAGAGACTGATGCTTCCTTCAGAAACCGCGTCCTAGCGTCTTTCAGTGGCTCTAGCGTGGGTACAGCCTTGGGCTACCTAAACGTTGCCCTAGGAACTTCTGGCGTTGCTGACGCGGCAGTTATTGAGCCAGGTAACGCTCTAATGACAAGAGACGGAACAATCGTAACTGTTGCAGCCGATGGAACGCGAACTGTCGTATCTGAGGGCTCAGGCGGTAAGGTAGATGTAGTCATACTAGGATCTACTTTGATTGATAATTCTGATGGATTTATCTATCAAGATAAGAGCAACAACAATGACCCAACAAGCGTTAAAAATAATGTTGTATTAGGCCAAATTGCAGCAGACGCTAATAAGACCATTAATAGAAAAAGAATTGATGATATCAAGAATGGCGTACTACCAGCCCAGCCCGTCGAGTCTATTTTGCAAGTATCCGGGTCTGTAAGTGGATCTAATTTTGCTCCAAAATCTATTGATTATCTAGGTCGAGTTTCTGGTAACTATGAGTTATTAAAGGACTCTGGAGTATATGCTGGCAGTCCATTTGGATTTGATACATTTCACTGGATCTCTAATAGAATATCATTATTTTCTGAAGATAAAATAAAGGGCCAATTTAACGGACAAGACTCTACAACATTTACTGGAGTATTAGAGCTTCCGCAGGCCCAACAGAATGTTTCTATTTCTAATGAAAATAGTACAGTTACATCTGATAGGTCTATTATTCAGCTATTACACACACCAGCAACAAATGTAACCAGAGTATTCAATGTTAATACTGGTGAAAGATATCTAATTACCAATCAAAATCTAGATCAGACGGGAACATATAATACTACGGGTAGAATTAAGATTTCTGGTAACACATTACCTTCGCCTAGCGATTCGCTGCAAGTAGATTATAATTGGATTGTTAGTTTTGATCAATATTCTGATTTCGATGGATTTAAGAATACATCTAATCCAAGAAGCGTTACAGATAGTATTGATTGGGGATTAGCATCAGCTATAAGAAAAGAAAGAATATTATTTACCAAAGGTAATAATTTTTTCACTGGCAATTCAAGCCATCCAATCGGAACTATGGTTTCAGCAAAGAAAATCTTAGAAGTAGATGGAACTGTTGCAACAGTTACTTCAGGAACTTTTGTTAATAGACTTTCTGTGGTAATCGATTTATTACCAGAGACTATAACAGCAATTAATTCTGTTTCTTTTAAGAACTCTAATACTGAATTATATGATACTGCACAGGCAAACGGACTATTTATAGTAAGCACCCAAGTCGTTGGCATTGATATTTTCTTTGTCGCTACAATTATATTACCAACAGATACGGCCGCAGTTAATGGAGATAGTGCAACAGTAATTCTTAATAGTCAAGATGTATTTTATTCTACTACAACGCAAGGCAGTAGCGGCGGGACTCAAATTACTATTCCAAGTTCATTAGTAGATACTACTGCAAACAATATTACATTAGAAACCACTTATATCGCCACTATAAGCGATCTATTTTCTTCAGCTATAACTAATTTACCAACTAGCAGAGCTGGTAATGGATTCATATTATCTAATAATAGTGGGTTTAGTAATTTCAGTACAGTAAATACTGCAAGAAGAGAAAGTCAAACTATTCAGAAAAATCTAAGTAATCAATTTTATGTAGAATTATTATTACCAAATACTGATTATAGTTTGGCCGCATCTCAAATAGTATCAGTAGTTAGACTGTCTGATGGTTATGAATTATGGACACCAAATCATGTTGGTACAGTAGTTATTGGTACGTCTGGTAATTATCAATTAATTTTTTCAGGATTTAATACTCCGGCTATTGCTGATAGGGTTTTAGTAATCTACTACGCTACGGACACCAAAAGGTTTCAACCATTTAGCTACAGTAACTCAATAATTAAAACACGTTCCACAACTTTATCGGCAGTTTCGGCCACTCAGTTATCATTACCATTAAACTCATTCACTAATCAATCTGGAATGACATTCTATGTAATGGAGCCAAATACAGATATAATTTTACTTACTGGCGTTGATGGAGTACTTACTGACCAGGGCAACGGAACGGCTTATTTCACTAGTGCGACAAGTTTTGCAACCATATTGGATTTACTTCACAAGAAAGTAAAGATATCATTCTCAGCATCCAATGTTAATAACGATGGAACTTACGATATCACCGCCTATAATTCTGGCACCAATACCTTAACAATTACACAGGTAATGAGTAAAATAACGGCAGATCAAATATCTGTTATTAGGGCTGAGGATGGCCAAGAGGTTTGGAATTATTCTGGAACAATTGACTTAGCTGGAAATAGATTGTTAATTCCAGTTTCTACGGCAGCTTCTGCTGGAGATAAAGTATTTGTTATGTTCTTTAATTTCAAGAACTTAAGACAGGCTCCAACCCGCTTAATCGCCAACACTACTGACCAAGTAACCAATACTGGCATTATTAGTATTACTGGCACGACAATTACTAAGGCACAGGATGTTGTTTTTACTGCCACGAATACTGGATTAAAACTAAATCTATCAGAGGCCATAAGAAAATCATTAAGCCTTAGCTCCACTGCACAGATACCAACTAACATCAAAATAGCAAAAATATTAAAGGCAGAAAAGGTTGTTACTGCAAGTACATCTGATGATAGCGTTTTAGAGGTGCTAACAACTTATGATGTAAAGAACTCAACCATACAAAATAACTTATTATTTGTAGATAATATGCTGGCTGATTCGACACTTCAATCTTTAGAGTTTGTTTTGCCAAATACATCAAATAACTCACTAAATACTACGCCAGTTAATTTACCAACAATCGGTGATAAAATTAGAGTAACATTCTATTACATTACTAGTAATGATACTGAAAACTTATCATATACTAGAAATGGAATGTTATATACTAACAAAAGATTTGCTATTATCAATAAGGTATTTATTGCTAGCGGATTTAAGTCATCTCAGGCCACCAAATTTACTGCAAGCTCATTTACTCAGCCAAGCTTAGGGTCTAGATACAAAATATTCTATGACTATACGGCACCAAAGCAAAATGAAAGAATTTCAGTAAAATATAACTATAATAAGCTAATTTCTGATGTCACCTTTGCTATAGAAGGATCAAGACCAATTAATGCCGATGTTTTAGTTAGAGCCGCAAAAGAAACATTATTAGACTTGACTATAAATGTTGTAATCGATCCTACTCAGACAAGCTCTACAACTACAATCTTACAAAATCTACGCGATAAATTAGTAAGCACTTTAACTACCACTCAAATGGCACAAATAGTTGATCAGCCAACCATCATAAATGTAGCCCAATCAATCAGTGGCATTTCAAGAGCAAGAATACTATACTTCAATAAAACAGGTGGCGTCGGGCAAGTTCTTAAAGTTCAAGCACAAGAAGATGAATATTTCGCATCAAATAATATAATCATTAATACAGAAACTCGTTAATATGCAAAATCTGAGAATAGTTAGCGTACAAGTAGTAGATAGCTCAAATATCGATGTGACATTCACAGAAGATTTGACGCCGCACCTTATTACGTCCAATGTGTCTATTATTTCAGATACGCCAGGCGCCCCATCATCTGATGTTCTGATCATTAAAATTACTGGCTCAATGATGTCTCTTGTATGTCAGCCATTAACGCCAATGGCAGATTATTTCTTGACATTCCAGTCTATACTTCCATCGTACCCATTTCAATCTGTAAATGGAGATGCAGTTATGCCAGAGGACGGCATTACAAATAAGTATCTAATTACTGCTCCATTGGACTCGAATAATCCAATAAAGAATTATTTGGACTCTTATTTTAGCGGCAATATTTATGAACATAAAGATAGCAATACTATAGTTGCAAAATTTATTCAATCATTATCCATTCAACTTTCAAGAGCGTTATATGATATTAGGCAGGTTCAGAATGAAAACTATCTAAGCTTCAATATTATTGATGAGCAAAAAATTAGAGGCACTGGCCCTTTTGATAGATTGAATGAAGAGAGTGCTTACGAAATTATTAGAGTGGGCCGTACTGCAACTGGCGCCAATATTACCAATACTTTCCAATTTGATCCATTTCCATCTTTCCCAGTCACTCTACAAAAACAAAGCAATGTAGAAACACTAACGGCCAACTCAATTGATGCCCCAAGTTATTTCAATATAAATTCGCTAACATTAAATCTAAGTAATTTTCCAGTTACTAAAGTAACTAGCATAATTTTTACACTAAATAGCTCAACATATACTTATGATATTACAAAGTATGGCTATCAAATTCTTGATTCCAGATATGATCAAGATTATGGATTTACTTATTTACAATTAGCAAATAATCAAATAGTAATTAGTGATAAAGTTTTAGAAGATCCTTTATTTTTATTAGATGAAATAATTAAAGTAGACGTTCTTTATGAATCTAAAAATCAAGGTATTGTTGTTAATGCATCTACAGTATCCGTATTTACTACGCAAGATGCAATTCGAGAAGCTTTACCACCAATTATTAATGTATTTAATCTAAAACATGCCCCTATTGTTAATGCAAGTAATAATATTCCAACTTTAGCTGGTGTTACATTTATAGATCCAAATGCTAGTGCTGGTTCAGTTCATCCAGCATTTAAGTATGAAATACCATTTAGACTTGAAGCGCCCCCAGCTTCTCCTGGCCAATATTCTATAGATTATACATCTGCAACAATATATGTTTATGGTAGCGATTCATTAAATGATGGAACTGGTCCATATCCGCCACTTGCAACTTATAAATATAGATTAACATATCAATCAGAACTTGATTATGTTTATGATCCTGATTTATTAGATATAGTAGCGTTGCCAACTGGTAGTCTAGTAGATTTTGCTGGCACTATTGGATTTAATTATGAAGAAGTTTTAATTCCAAATGTAGATTATGCTGCCGAATTACATGGAGAGTCTTTAACTGAAAGAATTGGAAATAGATTAGTTGCACTTAATGCATTTAAGGTACTTAATCCACCAATAACAAATGTATTCAGAATATTTAATGAAACATCAGGTGAAATATATACATTGAGCCGATGGAGCAATGATAAAGTTTATTTCAGATACAATACTCCACCAAGATTATTATCTCAAGTCGGAGAAAAGGCAACATTTAATACAATAGTAAATGAATTACTATTTGTTAATACCTCATTAACTAACACATCAGTATTAAAAGTATTTAAGATTTTCCTAAATAATAACGCTATAGTATCCTCTACAGAAGACTCTTTGGCATCTTCATTTAATACAAGTCTGATATTTTCAGATGGTAATATATTTATTAGTGAAAAATGGTTTGATAGGGAGTTTGATGCAGTTACAAATATTAATAGGCTAACAAGTATTGGTCAATATATGGTTGACTATACTAATGGGGTTGCTTATTGTGCAGTATCTAGTAGTCAAGGATTAAATATAGGAACTGTTACTTACAAAAATAATAATATTGTTCCTATATTTCCACATATTATTACTCCAGATGATATTTATTATCAAATTAGCTCGCTAAATCCTAAGAACAAGCAATTTGCTTACACTTCTTTCGATGACGCGTCTATTGTGCCAGAAACATTAGATCCTTCAGATGAAGGATTTCTAAATAATACAGCCTCGGCCCCATATCAAATATATAATAATTCAGTAGGAGTATTTCTAAATACCAGCTTCTCTTCTGGCGTAACTAATGAAGTAAAGTTTGTTAGATCGGTGTTTGAGTACAATGACCTAGAAAACAGTACACATCCATTTAATTTCAACGAGTCAAGCACTAGTAGCGGCTATGATATTACAGTCGCCTCTGTTAGTAGGCAAATTTTTGATACAGTTCAATATGATATTGATGGCTATTATGTAATCATTAATGAGAATATCCCATATCTATCTCCTAATATCAGCTATACTTTTAGCA